TTTGGAAAAGCAATTAACTTGGTTAAAGGTTACTTTACAGGACTTTGGGCTGTCGCCCGTTTTGTGTTTGGTGCAATTAAAACAGGATTTGAAAGCCTTAAAGATGTGGGCGGTGCAATCTTTGACGGTATTGGCAGCGCTTTTAAAGGTGTTATTAACGCAGTCCTTTCGGCAATGGAAAAGGGTATTAACTTTGCTATTAAAGGGCTAAACACAATTCTTGACGGTATCGACAAAGCCGCTGGCCCTTGGGTCAACTTCGGTTCAATTCCTGAAGTTAAATTGCCTCGACTTGCCGAAGGTGGCATAGTCACAGGACCAACTATTGCAATGATTGGTGAAGCAGGCCCTGAAGCCGTTATCCCGTTGTCAAAAATGGGCGGTATGGGTGGCGGTGCAAACATCACAGTCAATGTGCAGGGCGCTGACCCCAACGCAGTAGTGGCCGCCCTACAACGCTATGTCAGAATTTCAGGCCCAGTGCCGGTCAACATTCGAGCCATGTAATGCCGAAACTTACTTGGAGAGTTTTTAACTACACGCAAAGTTTAGACATTACGCAATATGTCAGGTCTTTAAGTTATACGCAAGGGCGCCCTACGCCGTTATCGCCGTATTCTGGCAACAGCGCCAGTATCACTATGTCGTCTTATGGCGGCATAGAACAATATGTTTCTGTCAATGACCAAATTTTAATTTCTTCAACCCCTACTGGTGGCATAGGTCGATATGTCTTTAACGGCTTTGTTACTTCACGAACTTTTGACGATAACCCTGGCGACGGCGTTAACAGCACGATGACTGTCAGCCTTAACGACGCCATGTTGCAGGCAGGGCAGGCTAATTTACAAAACCAAAGTTTGGTTAGCGCTAACGAACAAATAGAAGAACTTACCCTTTTGTTGCCACAAGTTTACATTTCTGAAGTTGGAAATACTATTGACATGTCAACGGGAACTTTCACGACAAATGTCGGTCAGCGTATTAACGAAATTATTGCTGGTGACCGTGGCGTGTTTTATGTGAGTAACGGTCAATATTTTTATCTGTCACCTAGCGTTTTTGGTGATTATGTTAATACTCTTGTAACTATTGGGCGTACTACTTCAGCGTCACAAATTGCCTACCAAGATTTAGTCCGTGTCGAAGCGGCCAGCAACAGCCTTTTTTATACGCAGGCAACTGTGACAGGTTCAGCGTCTACTGTTACCGACACGGCCGTTTTAAGTGCTTTTTACTATGGCATACGGACTTTTACGGCGACAACAGCGCAAAGTAACAAAGTATCTGCAACAGCCCAATGGTACGCCAGAACTTTTAGCGACCCTGAAACCGTCATGCTTAACTTGTCGTTTACAGATGTCGCCCAAAATGAGTTAGCCCTAAGACTTGCAAATGGCTTATTTAGCCAAAACAAATTTGTAGAAGTGTCTTACACGCCACCAGGCGGCGCCTCGGTTACAGGTTATTTTTGGCCGGAACAAATGACATTTAACGCCACACCTGATAAAACCGATATCAGTATGATTATGACACCATTGACTTACTACAACAATTTTATATTAGATGACGCCGTTTTCGGCGTTTTAGACACAAGTCGTTTAGGCGTTTAAAAGGAGAAAACATTATGGCAAGTTTCGGATCGTTCACCTCGGGCAGTATTTTGACTGCAGCAGAATTAAATGCTGCGGGCGCGTGGACCAGTTACACACCGACATTCGCTTCGGGTGTGACTGTCGGTAACGGCACATGGGTGGCCGCATATTCTGTGTTTAATAAGATTCTTTTTTGGCAAGGAACATTCACTTTGGGTTCCACTTCAGCAATCACTGGCGCAGTCACCATCAACTTGCCTGCAGGTCTCACATTCCCGTCGCCTGATAACGGCGAGCTGATTGGTAATGTTCGAATGACACCTGCTGGCAGTGTTTTCTATGGCGGTGCCCGTGAAGCTTCCACTAGCACAGTCAGCATTTTTGCCTATAACGCTTCGGCAACATATTTACAAGGCACAGGACTATCAGCAACAGTCCCAGCAACATGGGCAAGCACTAACGTCATGTCTATTGCATTCGTGGCACAATTAGCCTGATGAAAAGCCTGATTATCGCCGCCGCCCTCATCATTGCGATGACTTTCGTAATCACCTCATGCAACGACCGAACCCGTGAAACCTGCCAAGAAAACCCAACAGCCCCAAGGTGCAACCCATGAAAAGGCTTAGTAACAGCGAAATTAAAGCCCGACTAATTCTCATTGTGGGCATTGCTTTAGCGGTTGCGTTCCTAGGTTCTACAGCGGCTTTACTGTACGGCCTGCTGTTTGTGGTACAGCCTTTGGAAGTATCACCCAATGATGAAAGCGCCTGGTCATTACTTAGCCCCATGATGTTGTTTCTTACTGGCGCCCTATCAGGAATCCTTGCCAGCAACGGCCTTAAAGACAAGGAACAAAAAAATGACCAGTAGACCGTACACGGGAAACAAAGACGCCGTACACGCCCAAAAACGGGAAGGTACCAAAGTCTTTGTTGACTATTGCTGTTACCTATTCGGCGTCACAAACATAGGCATTTTCAATGACAGAAACATGGTTGGGACAACCCCACCAAAGAAGTCAGTACATGCCACCTGGCGAGCTGTAGACCTTAAAGGCACACCTGAACAACGGTTCAAACTAATTGACTTCCTATTTACCCACCGTGACATTTTAGGTATAGAAGAAATCCACGACTATGCCGGTACTTACAAAAACAACCCTGCTGGTTGGGGCGCCGGCTACCGCTGTGACCGTGACGCATGGAAGGTGTACGACAAAAACACTATTGGGTCAAAAGGCGCCCAATGGGTTCATGTCGAACTGTCGCCGTTATTAGCTGACCACCCTGATGTTGTTCACCATGCTTTTAAAACTATATTTGGTGCTTGACATAGACCTACCGAATCGGTAGAAAATACCCGACCTGACCCCGACTGAAGGACAAACCAAAATGAATGTAAAGCGTTACTTAGGGCTAGCCCTATTCACTTACCTAGTATGTGCGGCGTTTGCGGTAGTGAACCAAAAAGACACACCGCCTGAAACATACGTTGAAACACCCGTGACAATTACTCTGGGCGACCTAACCGCAAAGCAGTTGCAAGAACGGGCCGTAGAGCTGACAACCACCACCAGCACCAGTACCACTACTTCGACACAACCCACCACAAAAGTGGCTTATGTTGACCCTGCAACAAAATGCCAGGAATGGTTGCCGGTGGCCGTATCGGTTGGCTGGCCCAATGACACCGAAACCTTAGAGAAACTAGGGCGCCTGATTTGGAAGGAAACCAGGTGTATTAACATTGGCTATTTGCACCCCAGTTTCAACGGTTCCGACCACGGTTTGATACAGGCAAATAATGTGCATAAACGTTGGGCAGAAGAACTATTCAACATGCCGTTTGAAGAATCCATGAGTGACCCAACCCTCAACTTGCGGTTTGGTTTCCTGCTCTATGAAGCCGTTGCAGAGACAGGCGCATGCGGTTGGCGCCCATGGAAAATGTGCTAACAAATGTTCAATGTTGACCGACCCGACTGGCAACAATCCGCAGCTTGTAAAGGCATTGAAACCAGCCTATTTTTTCCTAGTAGCGCCCTTGAATCTGCCGCCGCTAAAGCCGCCATAAAACCCATATGTGATATTTGCCCCGTCTTTGACCAATGCTACGCCTACGCCGTTTCGTTCCCTGAAAAGGCTTTACAGGGTATTTGGGCTAACACCACGGAAGGCGACAGGCGCCGTATGCGCTACTCTGCAACACCAGTTGGTTATCGTAGAAATATCCCGACAACATGAAAGGCCCGACCATGACCGAACAGTTAGCCGAAATGACAGCGGCAATAGCCAAAGCAGAAATTGCTATGAAAGCCGCCGCCTGGCAACTAGAAAAGCAAACCGAAGATATTGCAATGCTTCGAAAAGCTTTATTTGAACTGGCTTATGTTGCCGAAGAAAACGGTATCTATTTGTCAAATCTGACTAAGCAAACCCAAGACGCCATTGTGGCTATGCGCCTAGGCGGTTTCAAATGACTTGCGAATCATGCAAAAAAGACTTGACCGCTTTTGACATTCGTATGCAAGACCTGTTGCAAGGTATCTGCCTTAACTGTGGGAAGGCTGGCGACTGGCTACACATGACCCCTGAAGAATCACACCGCTGTTCAGAATTACACGCCTGGGCAAACATGACACCCGACCAAAGAACCGCCTACGACAGAAATAGGGGAAACTAATGGACTTAACAAACTATGTCGATGTACCAACACGCTTTGCTATGGCTTTGGAACGCTGGCCCGAATTACGCATAGTTGAAAACCGCCCCGAAATAATCACCATTGGCGACAAAGTTTTCATTGCTGTAACGGTGCAAGCCTGGCGAACGCCAGACGACCAAATTCCTGCACAAAATACGGCATGGGAAATTTTCCCTGGGGCCACGCCTTTTACTAGGGGGTCGGAGATGATGAATGCCAGCACAAGCGCTTTAGGCCGTGTTTTAGGTTTTATGATGTCTTTCGGCCCCAAAATGGCTAGTGCTGAAGAAGTACGCAACCGCCAACCTGACACGGTAGCCCCAGCAACCCTTGTAAAACAGCCTCAAAATGCCCGTACACAGGCGTTAGGCGCAAATGCGAGCAATGCACCATCTGAAGCCCAATTGAAGTACCTGCGCGGTTTAAATTGGGAAGGCCCAGTACCCGAAACTAGAGCTGACGCCACGGCCCTTATCAAAAGGTTGGCACCATGACCGACCTACTAACCCTGTTTGACATTGACAACCCACCGCTACCAATTAAGCGCCGCCCACCAATCAACGCAACACCGCAACTGGTCGCCCGTTTCATGTCAAAAGTTTATGTCGAATACG